ATCCGCATTCTGGCCTATGAGATGGCCGACCATTCCGTCACTGGCCCGACCGATGAATCCCGCGCAGACCTTGAGGAGCGCATATGGGAAGCGTGGGAGCGCAGCGACCGCCTGCTTGACAGACTCGACTGCATGTACTTCGGTAGCGTTGCCAAGGCGGCAGAGATTGCGCCCCAGCATGTGGCGTTGATTGAAACCGTAAAGGAGCCCACCCATGCGCTGTCCTAAGTGCGGGCATGACTTCCCGAACCCCACGGCGTCGGCGGGCGGTAAGGCACGATGCGCAAAGGGGTTTGCATCGCCTGCGGTCATGCGCAAGGCATTGGCAACAAGGGCGCGTAATCGTAGGGCCAAACTCACGACGCACCCCCTATAGCCCGCTTCTTTGCCCGCTCAAGGTCAGCAAGGATCGACTTGGTTGCGGACGATAGAACGGTCGTTATATCGCCCCTTGTCATTGCCTTGCGGATATAGGCCAGTTTGTTTGCGCTGATAATCGCCGTTGTGCCGTCATTGCCGTTGCCGTAGCGGTCAACGGAGTATGTCCCGGCAAAGCGCCCCGGCGCGCCCGAGCCGCCGCTTGCGCCCAATTTGCCAAGCATCCATCCCCACGATGCACGCGCAAGACCACGCCGCCCGCCCTCTTTGAATTTGAGCATGTTGTAGGTCTTGGGGTTGCGCACTTGGGCGACGGCTTTCGCTTCTGACTTGCCATGGCGCTTGAGAAGATCCATGTATCTGATAGGCGTGTATCTCGCCTTGCCGTGCTGCATCAATCGCTCGATGGCCCACGGGTTGCGCGATTGCACCTCGACCAATGGCGGCAACCAAGCAAGCTTGCGCTTCTTGTACTTCGTGCCGCCGTGTTCCTTGTACCAAGCCTGAATGTGCCCATGAACGCGCACGAACTTGTCCGCGTGGATGCCCTTGTACTCGCCTGGGTTCTTGACGATGTTGCGGGTTTTCTTGCTTTCCTTCGTGCGGGCGCGCAGTGAAACGATGATCCATGCGGTTGTCTTTTCGACGGCTCGCGGGATGTTGCCCTTGAACCGCTCAACCAAGCGGCCGAAAGCGGCGTCGAGATTGGCGACGTCGTGCTGCGATACGGCTATGGATATGTCAATCACGCCGTCACCCTGTCGTATTCGCCAAGCTGAAAGTGAACCAAACCGCCGAGGGCATGCAGGCGCGTCTGGATGATGGTGTGCTTGACGCCTTCAACGGTCAGGCGCTTGCCGCGCAATGCCGATACGTCGCCTAATGTGGCGGTCGGCACGATGATGCCGGTATCAATGTTGTCGGATAGTCCCGTGCCCTTCATGATGGTGCGGGCGATTGTCTGGTTGCTGCGCAGGCCGTTGACGGTCACGGTCGTGTTGGGATCAATGACTACATCAACCGTTACGGCGGCGTCGGAAAACGCCGCTCGCAGGGTGTCGAAGATCATCACTGATTCCGCGCTTGTCATGGTAAGAGGTGGCCGGCCGCGCGCCAGGAGGTGAGCGCCACGGCCGGCCGGGGTGCGAGACTATTTCGAGTACAACAGCATGGCCCCGATGGACGATTCCCCGTTTGTCGAAACGGTGTACAGCTTCACAAACCGCTTGAGGTTTTCGGCCTCGATCTTGAACGAGGTAAGCCCGGACGCAACGGTAGACACCGCAGTACCAGCCCCATTAGTCACGGTCAGATACGTGCCGCCGATTGTCGCGCTGTGCTTGAGCGTGGCCGATGCCCCGAAGTCTGCGCCGTTCGTGGACGCAGGGCTAATCATGACCATGAAATTGCAAATGCCCTTGGCGTTCGCAATGTCAATGGCCGCGTTCGTCTGAATCAGCGTCGCCTGTGAAGCGATCTTGTTCGTCGAGATCGTTTTGACGGTCACTGAATCGTAGAGATCCAGGGCCGCAAAAGCCGGAACGGCGAACATCACCGCCAGCGATACCAGCACAATCAGTTTCTTCATCGCATTGTCTCCTATGGCGGGCGCAGGGATTGCCTACGCCCGCCCGTTGTTGTTGCCGCTAGACTCAGGTCGTGATGTCGGCGTGCGCGAAGGCATCGGCCTGCGCAACCATGATGTCAGCGTCCATGAAGCTGACGATCTTCACCAGACCGCTGCTGCTGCCGCTGTACGGATCGACGAGGATGTCCAGGCCATTGCCCCACATCCCGACGATCATCTGCGACCAGTCTGCCACGAAGCCATAGTTGGCCGTGACGTTCTCGGACACGACCGTGGGCCGTCCCATGATCTTGCCGGTGAGGATGTCCGCGATGAACAGCGGGCCGTTCGTGCTGGTCGCCGTTGCGGCCAACTTCCAGAACACCTCGTTCGTCACGGCAAACTTCACCGCGTCCAGGTTCACGTTCTTGCCCGTAACCGTCGCGACGAGATTGCACATCTCGGCGTAGGTCGGCGTGCCAGCGGTCACGGCAACGTCCGTGCTGATGGGGCCGGTCAACAGCCCGACCGGTTCAGCCGTGCCAGCGCCGTTAAACGCCGCCTTGTCGATTGCCACGGCCAGCGCCACGGCTAACTCGTTCTGCACGAACGCCTCGATGTCAACGCTCGACTGCATCACCAGCTTGCGGCTGATGTTCGTGCGGGCCTTGACGGTCTTCGGGGAGCCGGTCACCTGCGACAACACGGGCGTCACTTCGTCCGCGTCGGCGGTCTCGGTGCCCCACGTCGCCGTCACGGCCGCGCCCTTGGGAATGGCGATATCGCCGGACAAACCGGTCAGCACGCGCACGCCCAGCGAGGGGAGCGTCATCATCGACCGCAGGGCCGTGATGAAGTTTCCGGCGAGCATGTTCGTGGCGACCACGTTCGACCCCGTGCCGGCACCGGCAATCTGGAGGTCACGGTGCGCAATCTGCACATCGTACGGGACGAAGAAACCACGGGCCGCACGGCCGATCTTCTGCGCCACAGCCTGCGAGCATTCCCGCTCGAAACCGGAATCAACACCGGAGTTCGGGATCTGGCCCTGAATGGCGCGCAGCATCGAATAGCGCCGCGCCTCTTTCGGCGTAAGGCCGATTTCGGGGCTTGTCACCACGGGCGCCTGCGGGACGTTCGGCACGTCGGGCTTGCGGCTCTTGAGTTCGGTGATCTCGACGCGCTGCCGGTCAACGATCATAGTGTCCAACTTCGCGGCCGCGCCCTCGCCGGCTTCGATCAACTCACGCACCTTGTCCACGCCGATACCGTGTTCGGCCGCGCGGGCAAACAACTTCGCCATCTCATCAGGTTTCATGTTTTGTTCCTCGTTCGTTTTGACTGCGGGTTTTCCCGCCGCTTTTCCTTCCGCCGCACGACCTACGCCCACATTCACGTCAGCCGGCACCGGCTCAAAACTCGCCTCATAAGGCATCCAAGACATAGCCCGTGCCACCGGGATTCCGCCCTGTTCGCCTTCGATGCGATACGACTCAGGCGCGACAGCGTAACCAACGCTGACGTTGCGCCTCAGTCCTTTGGCCGCGTCCGCCGCAATGTTCTGCGCGCGTTCGCCCGTGCAAAACTCGACTACACCGCCGAGCTTGCGTTCCTCAACACTCACACTCATCAGGCCGACTTGGTCGCCATAGTGGCGATCCAGCACGACCAGCCCGTCTTTGCACCGGCTCATGTCGATTGCGCCGTCCTCATGGTTCAAGACTTCGTAGAACCGCTGATACTTTTCATTGAGCAACCCGTATGTCAGGACGGGCGTCTCACTCGAAATGGACATGCGGACGGCGGCGGGCTTGTCACCTTCAGCCGCGCGCAATTCGATGCCGGCCGCGCGGAATGACAGGCCGAGCTTGTTCTTGTCTTCACTTCGCGTTTTCATCTGGCTTCTCCACTTTCTGCTTGGCGATCATGTTGTTTGCTGCATCGGCCGGAACGCCTGCGGCGGTAAGCAACGCAATGGCCGCTTCTTTCCCGATTGCCCCGGCCGCGTAGTTCTGCATGACTTCAAGCGCGGCACTAATCTGCGCACCGTTAAGCACCGGCACGTTTTCTTTTGTGTCGCCTGCCTTCATGGCTTGTTCGCGCTTTTGCTCTTCCAAGTTGTCCCCGTAGTCCGTGCCCATGTCGGCCGCAATCTGCGTGTTCGTCTTCCAACCGTTTTCGACGGCAATGCGGCTGGCGTTCATATCGCGCATGGGGTCAACCCACATCCAACGGCGCGCGCGAAACTCATGCTCTGCGAACTTCTGAAACTTCGCGGCGGGTAGGTTGCCGGATACAGACAGCGACAGAAACGACGCCAGCCATGCGAGATACTGCGGCGTTTTGCATTGCCCCTTCATCGTGTCCTGCGTAACGATCCACCCGTCCCGCTCGCTGATTGTCCCGACACGCACAGACGAAAAAGACACGCCCGTCCAGTCGTTTGCGAAGTTGGAATGCTCAACCCCAAAGCCGCTTGACACGTCGCGCAACATGCCGCTTTTGAACGCGCCGTGGTTGCCGTTGGGGTGTTGCGGGGTCTGCGTTTCTTTTTTCCATCCAATCGGCAGAATCTCTGATTGCCCCGGCTCTTTCTCTTGCGTCAACGCCCGGGCGGCGTCTGCATTGTCGGGGCTGGTAAGGTCTGCAATGGGCGCTTCATCGCCCTTCGGCGCATAGTAGTTGTGAGTTGTGCAAGCCTCTTCGCGGGCGGCGGTCAACTCGGCAACGTCCAACTCGTCAAGCATCTTGAGTTTGCGCAAGCTGGCATGACTCCACGGGATGCCGCGCGGCTGGTCTTCATCCTCTTGCGTGAATCCGTGGATGATCTCGCTGGCCGGTATGGCAACAAGCGGCTGGCCGCGCCCATTATAGGCATAGGCGTTTGTCGGCACGGTGCAGAACCAATAGGCAACCGGCTTGCGTTCTGCGATGGTCATCTCTACGCCGCAATGAATTAGCGTGCCGCGCCCCGTATCTGCGGAGTTGTAGCTATGGTCGCACCAGTCGGGGCGCAATACGCGGAAGGTGATGCCGTACGGGTTTGACGCCGTGCGCACAATCCGCATGAAGTATTCGCCATCGCGCGCCCATGTCTTGGCGTTTAGCCGGTCCATCTCTGCGGCGGTCTTGCGGCCGGTCGCGTCAAACCACGTCTGATGCGTGATCGGGTCGCGATATGTACAGAACCTCCACCAGTGATACTCAAGGATCTTCGCGGCCGATTCATCCAGGCGCAAAGCATCGGGCGGTCCATCGTGCGGTGTGGCCTTGAAAGCAAACCCCTCGCCCACCACGTTCGTCTCGATCAATTGCAGCCACCGCTTGAAGTGCGGGCTATCCTTTGCCATCTGCCGGGAGCGCGCGCGGA